CGAGAATTCGATACCGAGGATGTTTGGAGTTCGATGCGCTTTACTCAGATGAGTAATCCAAATCCGCAGGCTTATGTCTATTCAAATGCTGGCCATGCCAATTCAGTTCTGCTGCATAAGTTCAGGGAGCGAGGTTTAGCAGCTAGTGAAGGAGCCGATGATTCGATCGGTTGGTTCGAATGGAGCGCTGAACCAGGAGCCGAGATTACTGATAAAGAGGCTTGGTATCAAAGCAATCCATCTCTAGGCCATACGGTTCATGAAGATAATATTAAAGATTCTTTATCAGATCGCGAGGACATATTCAGGACTGAAATCCTTTGCCAATTCGTGTCGATGATTAACCCAGTTATCTCAGAGGCCGAATGGAAGAAATGCAAGGATGAGAATCTGCCTCAACTCGATGTCGAGAAAGATACTTGGATGGCGATCGATCTCAGCCCAGACCGAAAGCATGCTTCGCTAGTTGCAGGCCAGAGAATTGAAGGCAATCGCTTCATGGTTAGCCTTCTTCATACTTGGTTCAACCCGGTGAACCTCGATGATCTTGAAATGGCCAACGATATTGCTTATTGGGTTCGCAAGTTTCCAGTTAATGCGGTCGCTTATTCAAAGTCGACAGCCTCAGCAGTTGCGGCCAGATTATCGCCAGCAGGAATCCCAATTCATGAAGTTAACGCGCAGGAATATCAGCAGAGTTGCGATGAGTTTGTTTCAGCGGTTTCATCGATGAGACTTGCTCATGCGGATCAAGAAGAATTAACAAAGCAAGTTTTATCAGCCGTTAAATTAACTCGAGGCGATGGCGGTTGGGTAATGGGTCGCAAGCAAAGCGGAATAGTTTGCGGCGCAGTTGCTTCGGCAATGGTTACTCACTTTGCGACACGCGGCGAATCTGAAGTGGACATTCAAATAGGGTAATGTCTAGGCAATAGCGTATAATATGTCCAATGGGAATCAGGGACATCTTCACGCAATCAAAGCCACCAGTCGAGATCACAGTCGATGCGGCTTCTACTCCTGCACCGTTTAACAACACAGCATCCTTTAGCCCTTTTATTTACACCCAATCGACAACAACTCGACAAATGGCCATGGCCGTACCCAGCGTGGCTCGCGCCAGAAATATTATCTGCTCAACGCTAGCCGCTCTGCCACTTGAGCAATATTCAAAGGTCGATGGTTCTCACATGACCACGCCACAAGTTATTAATCAGCCAGATCCACGCGTACCGGGTTCTGCTATCTATGCCTGGCTTGCAGAAGATCTACTTTTCTACGGCGTTGGCTATGGACAAGTTTTAGAACAATACGGAGACACAGGCCGCGTTCGCGCTTGGACTCGCGTTGCTCCAGATCGCGTAACAGTTAAGTTAAATGCAAACGAAACTGAAATTGTTGGATATCAAGTCGATGGCTCAATAGTTCCAACTCAAGGCGTAGGTTCGCTAGTTGTATTTTACGGATTAGATGAAGGCGTATTGAATCGCGCAGGTCGCACAATTCGCGCCGCTCATGCGTTAGAACAAGCTGCTGAAACTTTTGCTAAAGAACCAGTTCCACTTCAGGTTCTAAAGTCCAATGGCACTAACTTGCCAGCAGAACGCATTTCTAAACTTCTTGAATCATGGAGAACTGCTCGCCTTACTAAGTCAACCGCGTTCCTTAATGCGGATGTTGAATTGCAAGCGTTGGGCATCGATCCAGCCAAACTGCAGCTAAATGAGGCTCGCCAATATGTCGCTCTGGAATTGGCCCGCGCTTGCAACCTTCCTGCTTACTTTATTAGCGCTGAAACAACCAGCATGACTTATAGCAACAGCGTTTCAGAACGCCGTTCGCTTATTGACTTCTCAATGAAGCCAATACTTGCTGCAATCGAGCAACGCCTTTCAATGCCGGACTTTATTGCTTCAACTGGTGAGATCCGATTCTCGCTCGATGATTTCTTGCGTTCAGATGCTTTGCAACGCGCTCAAGTTTATGAAATTTTGAACCGAATTGGCGCGATGAGCGTTGAACAGATTCAAGAAGAAGAAGATCTAATCGATAACAAGGAGACCCGATGAAGATAACGATGCCAGTTGCTATCACAGCAGCAGACTCAGAATCTCGCATTATTGCAGGCCGAATCGTTTCATGGAATGCAGAAGGTAATACTTCAGCAGGCCGAACAATGTTTGAGCCAGATTCAATCACAATGGCTAAGAACACCAAGTTGGTTCTTCAACACGATACAACTCGCCCACTTGGCAAATTAATGTCATGGGAACAAGATGCAACAGGCATCACAGCAGAATTTAAGATTGCCAAGACAACCGCAGGCAACGATGCATTAGAAGAAGCCGCAACTGGGCTTCGTTCTGATTTCAGCGTTGGCGTAGATGTCGAATCTTGGGATAACAAGAACGGCGTTATGGCTATCAAGTCAAGCAATCTCATCGAGGTCAGCCTCGTAACCGATGGCGCAATACCGGGCGCTGAAGTCGCAAAAGTAGCGGCAGAAGATTCCAAAGCATCAACAGATGTAGAGGATGCAACACCACAACCAACCACAGAAGGAGAACAAGTGTCAGACACTACCGTTCCAGAAGTTGCTCCTGCCGCAGAAACGGTAGAGGCTGCAAAGGTTGAAGTTAAGGCTGCAACAGCACCTTACATTTCAACTACTGTTCGTAACCCAATCGTTGATAAGGCTTCTTATCTCGAGCATTCAGTTCGCGCCTCACTAGGCGATGAAACATCTAAGTTGTACGTTGCAGCAGCAGCGGATACAACAGATAACGCAGGTCTTATCCCAACACGTCAATTAACTACTGTAGTTAATGGCGTTTCAAACGGAGATCGCGGAGCAATCGATGCAATCTCACGCGGCACTTTGCCAGATGCAGGAATGTCATTTGAAATTCCTAAGATCACACAGGCTGCACTTGCAGGAGAAACCGCAGAAGGCGGAACTCCATTCGAGCAAGATGTTAACTCTAGCTTCATCTCAGTTCCAGTAAAGAAGTTTGCCGGACAGCAGACATTCTCAGTTGAACTTCTTGATCGCTCTAACCCAGCGTTCTTTGCAGAACTCGTACGCCAGATGGAATACGCATACGCAAAGACAACAGATGCTTTCGTAGCAACTGGAATGATCAACAATGGTGCGCTTAACGCAAATGCTAATGCTAACTCAGCAACAGGTATCCTTGCTTACACATCAAACGCAGCAGGCGCAGTTTATGCAGCATCACTTGGCTTCGCTCGCTCACTTATCGTTTCTCCAGACCAATGGAGCAACATCATGGGCTACAACGATGCAGGCCGTCCAATCTACAACGCAGCACAACCACAAAACGCAGCAGGTGTTGTTACACCTACTTCACTTCGTGGAAATGTTGCTGGTCTTGATCTTTATGTATCTCGCAACCTTTCAGGTACAGGCGATTCATCAATGATCGTTGTTAACCCAGAGTCATACACATGGTACGAATCACCACGCCTACAACTCTCAAGCAACCTCATTTCAACAGGTCAAGTACAGGTCATGTACTACGGCTATGGCGCACTTGCTACAAAGATCGCAAATGGCGCAAACCGCTTCAACTTCACATAAGAAGTAAGCAAAACTAATCATGGGGGGGCTGCTGCTCCCGGTGGCTCCCCCAGTCGTTTAATAGAGAGGATGTAGAGATGGCTTCAATCGTTACAGTTGCAGAACTAAGGTCTATCCTTGGCGTTTCTACATCCCTTTATAGCGATGCTTATTTAACGGATGTAATTGACACAGCAGAATCAGTCATCTTGCCGATGCTGGTCAAGTTTGCTTCGCCGATCGATAATGTAATGCTTGAGGATAATGTTGCTATTTATCAGACAGTAGGCCAGAACTTATTTACAACGGGTCAGAGCGTAGTCATCACAGGATGCGGCTCCCCATTCAACGGAACTTTTACTATTTCAGATTCTTACGATGATCTATTTACGATCGCGATTACAAATGCAGATATTGCTCAAAAGAATGTAATCCCTTCAGGACTTGCAACCCTTTCAGGCGCCGCAACTTACGTTGGAGTCAGCGCAGTCGAATCAGCAGTTCTTGCAGTATCAGTTGAAGTATTTCAATCTCGCATCGCTCCAGGTGGACAGATCGAGGGAATTGACTTCACAAATGTCTCGCCTTATCGTTTAGGTCGCAGTCTCTTTAATCGTGTTTCAGGACTTCTAGGGGCGTACATCGACACCGACTCAATGGTGCAATAAATGACAGCCTCAACAATCCTAGACACAGTTCGTTCACCTTTAGCAGCAGCATTTGCCAATGTGGCAGGCAATGTCTACGCCTATGTCCCAGAGGCTCCAATGGTTCCCTTCGTTGTGTGCGTTCCAGATTCACCATATCTCGAACTCGAAACAATCGGCAAAACCACACTTCACACTAAAATTAATCTCGTAGTCTCAGTCGCAGTTGCCTACAACAGCAACCCGGCATCGCTCGACAACCTCGAGCAGCTAGTCATAAGTGTTCTGAAAGTGATCCCAGTCGGATACACGATCGGAGCGGTTGAAAAACCAACGGTTACTCAGGTCGGCCCTTCCAATGTCTTGGTGGCAGATATCAGAGTTTCTACCTACTACACACAAACAAACTAAGGATAAA